ATTTTCACTTTTTGCTAGTCCAGGATTCCAATAAGAAGGAATTTCAGCATATTTTTGTGTCGGAGTAATACCTACAAGTCCTTTATTTAAATGATTCTGATTATAATCATCTAATACTAACAAAAAATATTTAGAACCAAATGTATCTATAAATGATTCCGATGTAATCGTACCACCACTCATATCAAGTAAATAAACAAGTTGTCCATATAGTGGATTTGTAATAGCTTCTGATGGAGAAAAATTTGTGTTTCCTCGAAAACCTAAAATCCAACCTAAATTATTATTAAATTTTTCTTGTAGTTTACAACTGGAATTACATAGTTTAATTCCATATGGATCGTAAAATGTGATTGTATGATTAGAAACATCATTGTTTGTGATAATTGTTTTTCCAGAAATAGTATTAATACTTAGTACGATATTATTAAAACCAGCATTGGAAATAGCTGTATTTATTTCAGAAATAAGAGTATCATTTGTATAATTTCCTGATTGAATAGATACCATACTATTGTCTATGTAGAAACAGTTATTTGCTTGGTAGTCACCGTCTATTAAATACCAAGTGTAAGGTATTTGAAACGATGTCATTTCGATACTAATAGTATTGCGTAAAATATCTGTTAAATCAAGTGTGAAATTAGTAGACGATGATGGTCCATCTGGATCAGGGTTGTATGGGGTGATGTTTTCTCTGTATTGACTGTCTATATTTACAATTCGTGTAGTAGTATTTTTTAGATTGGGATTAATTTTACCTTGTGCTACAGGGACTTGATAATTATTACTAATTCCTAGTTCATTTCGATTCATTACAAATTTATCATCTTGTTCAAATACATTCACTTGATGTGTCCTATCGGTTATTTTATTTGTTTGATTTGTATCTATTGTTTTTTGTGAAGTATATTGATTATTCCATAAATTTCCTAATTGATTTGATTCGTTATTCTGAAGATTAATATCATCATTTTCCGAATCATAATCGAGTTCTTCTACCAGTTTATTTTGTATTTGTTGAAAAAAATTAGCCAAATCATAATTATCCTCACTTGTATAGCGTGTGATAAGTGGTGTCGATGAGTTTATAATATCTTGATATGTTACATCGTCTAGATCTGTTAAATCCAATAAAGATAGTAAATCTTCTTGTGAATAATTATCTACATTTAAATCTATTGAATCATCCATTAAATATATATATTTATTAGGTTTAAATAAAAAAAATATATTTTGTATAGTCTAAATATTTAGTTGTGTATTTTTACTGATTTACAATGACCTTGATTGATAACATATTTCTTAAACATATTATCAAAGCATTTAATAAAGTCAAACTCGTGTATATTATTTGTAATCCATTCAGGTAATTTGGTGATACCATGTGCCCGTTTACAATGTCGTTCACCCTTGAAAAGTAATTGTTCTAATACTCTAATAATTTTTTTATTGTAATCATCATGAATATTATTAACATCTACTCTGTATTTACCTCTATAAATATATCGATTGTAGTCCATATCATTATATATACGATATGTTTTGTCTAATATGAGTCTATTATTTACAAGACCAATTCCTTCTATTTTATTTTTATCATTATTCATTTCTATTACATATACAGGTGTTTCCATGGGAATTGTGGATTTTATTTTAATAGGAGTACCATAAATACAACCTTCAAGTTCACTTCTTTCGATATAATCTCTGTTTTTTTTAAATGTTTCATTATTGAACCTAGTTGTTGTAATTGTTTTTTGTTTCATAATTATGATATATTATGTTAATGAATATTAACATCAATTTTAATGATTTTAGTGTCTTTTTTTTAGTGTCTTTTTTTTAGTGTCTTTTTTTTTAGTGTCTTTTTTTAGTGTCTTTTTTTAGTGTCTTTTTTTAGTGTCTTTTTTTAGTGTTTTATTCTCCCAATAAAATAGCCTTCACCATTGGTATATCTTCTTTAAATGTAACTCCACACCATTTTGACTCAGTCATTAATATTTCAAGTTCTATTGATTTTTCAATTAATAATTTATTTATGAAATTGGGTAACATTGCTTCTATAGTCATATCCTCTTCTAGGATATCTTGTTTAAATTGTTCTACCATTACTGAAATTTTCTCAACAATATCCTTTTGTAGTATGAATAAATTTACACTTACACGCTGGCTATTCAAGATATCATCACTATAATATGCCTTCTCTATATTTAATTTTTCATTTATTTGATTTATATTTCTTTCACTATCAAGAGTTATAAACCCTCTATTTGCCTTATGTCCATTCATTAATGTGTTTATTAATCTAAATCCGACTATATAATTCTTTGTAGTATCGCATTCAGTGCTAATTAATTCAAATGTATATTCTCCATATAAATCATCACTGTTTAATAGTATAAATGGTTCATCAATAAAATTTAAAGAAGACGCCAATGCATCTGCTGTACCCAAAGGTTTACTTCTAAAACAAGGCAAAGTTTGAATATTATGTGTTATTTCGGTGGACATATCATATTTATCACATACACGCTTTACCTCTTTTAATATTTTATCACAAGTTTTTTCGTTACAAACAAGATGTATTTTTTTAGGACATATGTATTTACTAAGTTGAAGTATATTCATTTCAAATATTGTCTCATTTTTTGGTCCTACTTTACACAATATTTTAGGTTCTCCACCAAATCTAGAAGACATTCCAGCAGCCATGAAGAGAAGATTTATTTCTAACATTTAATAAACAATTATATTTTATTTTTAAGTAAAAAAATTATATTTGATATTAAAATAATTCTCTACAAATGTTCGCTCACTATCATCTAATCCTATTAACGAATATATGTCACAATGTTTTTCATTATACATCCGAACTGCTTCTGGTATTTTTGAAAAATCAGGAATGAATTCAAATACATACTTTTCTAAGTATCTCATTCTATATCTTGTAGTCTCAAACATGAATAGAATTAATAAAGTAGAGAGAAAACAGGTAATTAATTCCATTTCTATAATTGTTTTATTATTTACTATATAATTATCTCTTGATGAAATGCCATACACTCCTTTCTTATCTATATAGGGAAATCCATACATTTTATGTGCCATTATAATTTTCGGAGTATTATAGAATGTGAGTGGTTCATTACTATATTTTAATTGTAATATAGGTTCTTTCGCCTTATTTAATGTTGTAGTATGAACATTGACATATGAACAGTCTGTTGTTTTAGTATCGCTTAAAATAATTGCCCTTTTCGGCATATTCGTTTTTAATACACTAAGACGACCATATTTATTGGATAACCGTCTGAATTTATTTACAATGGATACAAAACATAATGGTATTGGTGTATTTGATGTCAATGTAAAATCTATATATGTTTCTTTCATTGAATCGTATAATTCTATTTTTCCAGTATTGTCACTCTTTGTCAATAAAAAATAACAAATAGGTGTTTGAACATTAAATCCAAATATCTTATTTGTTTCACTTGCATTGAATGCATGTAATTTTTCTATTTTATAATTCAACAATAACTCATACATACCGGCTTTATCTGGTTTCATCCAAATGGACGGTATAAGAACATTCATGATACCATTATCATTAAGCATATTAATGTTTTTTTTTACAATATTACACCAAATGGTCTGTCCATCAGATTTCTTATCTGAAGTACTATTTGTTGGAACCTTTTTAGTTCCATTTATATTATAAGGAGGATTCCCTATTATAATGTCGAATTTAATACCAGGATTCCATTCCAAATAATTTTCACATATTATATTTGAATTATTTCCGAATTTCTCTCTAAGGTGTGATATATTGTCCGGGTTTATTTCAATCATATAAATCATACGTTGGATAATGTGGCGTTTTCTTTCCATATCATTAGGTATTGTTTTATCGAGAGATTTATATAAAATAAAAAATAAACAAATACTATAATTTCCATGTCCTGCTCCAACATCTAACCATTTATGATTCTTATTTTCGAATACATGAGTTGGAATTATAGATAGCATTCGATTAATGAAAGCGTATGGTGTATTTACTTGTCCATATTTATCTTTTAATTGTAAATTGTAATCTAAATATTGATTAAATTCAACATTTAATTGTGTATTTTTATTAATATTAATTAACGACATTAATATTAATTTATTTTTATTTTCTCTCATTTGAACTAACATAATGTTAAAAAGAAAAATATGTTATATTTATTTCAGAGTTAATAAATAGGATATTTTGTTGAGATTGGCTAAAATTTCATCACGAATATTAAATAAATCGGTATTATCATCTTGGCTAAAATGTGTGTTTAATCCTATTAAATATTTCTTGTATGTTTCCAACTCTTTATTAAATTTACCATCATCTTTATAGTTATTCAAGCGTAATGTCTTGATACTTAGCATTTCATTCTTACTCTTTTGACTGATATTGTTATGTTTTCCTAATAACACTTCAACAAATTGGTCAACGAGTGTATTTAATTGTCCATATAAATCATCTGTTGCAACATGTACGGAATGAACCAATGTATTCCAATGATATAATTTCACATTCATTAACATTTGTAACATATAAGTAATTATATGTTTATTCGATTTTGACGAATCCTTATTCTTACGCGTTTTATTGCCTTTATTAGTTTTCTTATTCTTTTGAGAATGTTTCATATATATTATTTTATTATATTATTTTATTTTTATGTATATCTGTCTTGTTTGTTGGAATTGCTTTGATATATTGAATGTTATTTGTGTCATATGTCCCACAAGGACCACAATGATCCTCATTTGCCATATCAATTCTACGATTAATTTGATTTGAATTATCTAAAGGTTTCCATCGACCTAGCTCAGTAGGTCGGTCTACCTTTAAAAACGGGAAAAGCTGTCTAATCTTAGTTGAAGTAGGAAAATATTTTGCTATAATAGACATAATAGTAGTATTTGAAATAATATATTTAACTATTTCTTATATGTATAATTCAATTTTCTTTTTAATCTATCTCTACGTTTTTTTGTTTTGTTATTTTTTATAAGTTTATTTGTTATATTTTTCTCTTCTTTAATTATTAAATCAACAATATGTTGATAAAAACTACGAAAGTGTTTTTTTTCGTTTTTTAGTTCGTCATATGAGAACCATTTAATTTTTGCTTTTTCTAGCAAGCCGTTATCGCGCTTATGTTTAACATGAGGTAAATAACGCGAGAAAAACTCATAATTATTTTTGTAATATATCGGTAATTTTTCGTCAAAATCCATTTTAAATATATATGTTGTATAGCGTTTGAATTTTATGGTAGCTACTTTATTCTTTTTAACACGAGTTCTTAGTTGTTCTGCTGAACCCAAGAAGCCATTTATTTCCTCGGAACCTTCTCTTAATGCCGTGTCAAAATGTGTTTCACCTTCTTCGTGTCCACCACCAAAATCAGCCCACCCAGGTGTATCATCTAATTCATTTTCTTTTCCAAATAAAAAATAAACCTTATCATTCTTAATTGCTACTGGTAATATACCTCCTCCCATTATACTTACTTTATACTTACATTTATTTTTATTTTGATTGATTTAATAATATTCTTATTGCTATTCGGTTTTATTAGTGATTCCCGCAAATATTAGC